ATGAGCGCCGCCCTTGCCGGGACGGCACCGGAAGCGCTCGCCAACGATCGGCCGGGCGATGTCTTCTCCGGCTACGCCAGCCTGTTCAACGTCGCCGATCTCTCCGGCGACATGCTGCTCCCGGGTGCCTTCCGCGCCTCGCTCTCTCGGCAGGGCGCCGCCGGCGTGAAGATGCTCTACCAGCATGATCCCGCCAAGCCGATCGGCCGCTGGTTGCAGATCGAGGAGGACGGCAAGGGCCTCCGGGTCACCGGCCTCCTGCATACGGAAGTTGCGGCGGCACGCGAGGTGTGGAGCCTGATCGACGCCGGCATTCTCGACGGTCTGTCGATCGGCTTCCGGACGGTGCGAGCCCGTACCGATGCTGCGACGGGCATTCGTCGCATCGCCGAGGTCGACCTGTGGGAAGTGTCGGTGGTGACCTTCCCGATGCTGCCCTCGGCCCGCATCGACCGGCTCGGCGCGAGTGGCTCAGACCTCACGCGCCGCATGGCCGCGATGAGCCGGCGCCTGGTCGAGGCACCGTCGCGGATGGTCCGCACCGGTCGCCGCTGACCTTCCCACCGCTTCACCTGCGTTACGGGCGCCGCGCGCCCCGACCTCCGGCCCGCGTCGGGCGGTCCGGCATTTCCTCCGAAAGGAACGACGATGATGGAACTGAAGAGCGTGGTGCCCGAGACCAAGGGTACCGGTGACATGGCGACGGCTCTCGGCGAGCTGATGACCGCCTTCGAGGTGTTCAAGGAAACGAACGACCGGCGCCTGTCGGAGATCGAACGGCACTCGGCCGACGTGGTCACCGACGAGAAGCTCGCCCGCATCGACGCGGCGCTCGACGAGCAGAAGAGCCGGCTCGACGGGCTGCTGGTGCGCCAGAGCCGGCCGTCGCTGTCGGGTCGCGAGGCCGGCCGCGCGCCCGCCGATCTCGAACGCCGCTCGGCCTTCGAGGCCTACATGCGCTCGGGCAACGAACGGGCGCTGGCGGCGATCGAGGCCAAGGCGATGTCGGCCGGCACCGGCTCGGCAGGTGGCTATGTGGTGACGCCCGCCGTCGAAGACGAGATCGGCCGCCGCCTCGCTGCCATCTCGCCGATCCGCTCCATCGCCAGCGTGCGGCCGGTGTCGGTCGGCACCTTCAAGAAGCCCTATCGCACCACCGGCCCGGCGGTCGGCTGGGCGGCGGAAACGGCTGCCCGCGCCGAGACCAACTCGCCGGTGCTGGCCGAGCTGACCTTCCCGGCCATGGAACTCTACGCCATGCCGTCCGCGACGCAGACGCTGCTCGACGATGCGGCGGTCGACGTCGAGGCCTGGCTGGCCGAAGAGATCGAGCTGGCCTTCGCCGTGCAGGAGAGCGCCGCCTTCGTGAACGGCAACGGTACGACGCAGCCGAAGGGCTTCCTCGCCTACACCAACGCGGCGGAGAGCTCCTGGGCCTGGGGCGGCCTCGGCTACAACGTCACCGGCGTGCCCGGCGGCTTTGCGGCCAGCAATCCGTCCGACGGCCTGCTCGATCTCGTCTACACGCTGAAGGCCGGCTACCGCCAGAACGGCAGCTTTGTCATGAACCGCAAGACGCAGTCGGCGGTGCGCAAGTTCAAGGACACCACCGGCAACTACATCTGGCAGCCGCCCGCCGTCGTCGGCGGTGCCGCAAGCCTGATGGGCTTTCCGCTGGTCGAGGCCGAGGACATGCCCGATATCGCCGCCAACAGCTTCGCCATCGCCTTCGGCGACTTCAAGCGCGGCTACCTGGTGGTCGACCGCCTCGGAACCCGCGTCATGCGTGATCCGTTCTCGGCCAAGCCCTACGTGCTCTTCTACACGACCAAGCGCGTGGGCGGCGGCGTGCAGGACTTCGACGCCATCAAGCTTCTGAAATTCGGCACGGCCTGATCCCCGTCTCCACAGGCCGTCCGAACGGCGGCGCCGGTCCCCCCTCCCGCCGGCGCCGCCAACCCCCAATACCTTCTCCGGAGAAGTGCGCCATGACCTCGCGATTGCTGTCCGCGCCCACCGCCGAGCCTGTGACGCTGGCTGATCTCAAGCGCCATCTCGAGATCGACGATGCGGCCTCGGACGATTTTCTGACGCCGCTGATCGTCGTTGCACGCGCTGCGGTCGAACGCCTCACCGGTCGCCTCATGATCACCCAGAGCTGGCGCATCAGTCTGGATGGCGTCGGTGATGACGGACTCGTCCGCCTGCCGATCGGCCCGGTGCAGACCGTGTCGTCGGTGAAGGTCTATGACGGGCTCGGCGGGGCGATCACCTGGCCGGGCTCGGCCTATACGCTCGACCTCGTCGGTGAACCGGCCCGCCTGCTGTTCCACGGCAGCCAGCCGATGCCGGGCCGCCGGCTCAACGGCATCGAGATCGACATCGTCGCCGGCTATGGCGCCAGTGCCCAGTCGGTGCCGCCCGATCTCACGCAGGCGGTGAAACTGCTCGCCGCCCACTGGTACACCCGACGCGGCGACATGGAAGCCGGCGGCATCCCCGACGACGTGCGCGAGCTGACCGGCGTCTATCGCCGGCCGAGGCTGGTCGCATGAGCATCCGCCCCACTGCGGCGGCGCTGGCCCTCCAGGCGGCGCTGACCGACGCCTTCGCCGCCGACACGACGTTGTCGGGTCTGGTGCGCGGACGCATCCACGACGGGCCGCCGCGCGCCGCCGTGGCACCCTATCTCGCCTTCGCCGGTGTTCGCAGCCGCGACTTCTCGAGCGGCGAGAGTACCGGCGCCCGCGTGCTGCTGACGCTCGAAGCGGTGAGCGGCGACAGCGACCGCAAGCGGGCGATCGCCATCCTCGATGCTGCGCTCGCCGTGGCAACCAATCCCGGCCTTCACCTCACCGGGGCGACGCTCGTGCTGGTGACCGTGACCGAGGTCCAGGCCGAGCGCCTCAAGAGCGGCGACCAGTGGCGCGCCCGCGCCACGCTCGACGCGATGATCGACGGCTGAACTCCCATCAAGTGACACACAATGTCAGGAGGTCGACATGACCGCACAGAAGGGGCGCGACCTGCTCCTCAAGGTCGACAGCACCGGCAGCGGCAGCTTTGTGACCGTGGCCGGACTGCGCGCCCGCAAGCTCTCCTTCACCTCGGGGACGGTGGATGTCACCGACGCCGACAGCCCCGGACGCTGGCGCGAACTGATCGAGGGCGCCGGCATCCGGCGCGGCTCGATCTCCGGCAGCGGCCTGTTCCGCGATGCGGCGGCCGACGAGACGGTGCGCGGCATCTTCTTCAACGGCCTGCTCAGGAGCTGGCAGGTGGTGATCCCGGACTTTGGCGTCGTGCAGGGCGCCTTCCAGCTCACCGCGCTCGACTATGCCGGCACCCACGACGGCGAAGTCACCTACGATATCGCGCTGGAATCGGCCGGCGCGCTCAGCTTCACGGCGGTCTGATCATGGCAAATCCCCATCGCGGCGAAGTCGCCGCCTTCATCGGCGGCGCCGAGCGTCGCCTGCGTCTCACCCTTGGCGCGCTGGCCGAACTCGAAGAGGCCTTCGGCGCCGAGGATCTCGGCGATCTCGCCCGCCGCTTCGCCTCCGGTTCGCTGAAGACGCGCGACGTGATCCGGGTGATCGCCGCCGGCCTGCGTGGTGCCGGCGAACTCCTGACCGACGACGACGTCGCCAAGCTGCCGGTCGAAGGCGGCATTGCCGGCTATGCCGACACGGTAGTGCGCCTGATTGCTGCCACCTTCGGCGATGGCGAGGAGGAAAAGCGCCCTTTGGAGCTGGCGGCGGCCGTCCAGCCTTCCCCTGGGACGACGTCATCGCCTTCGGTTTCGGCGTCCTGAGGCTGACGCCGGACGCCTTCTGGTCGATGACTCCACGCGAACTCTCGGCGGTCCTCCGTGCCCGCCGAGGAGCGGTGCGCCAGCCGATCGACCGGAGCGTCTTCCGGCAGATGATGGATCGCTATCCCGACAGCGAAGGCAATCACGATGACTGAGCCGACCGATACCCGCGACCTCGAAGAGCGGCTGAAGCTGCTCGAGGGACTGAATGGCGCCGCCGAACGCTTCGGCACGACGATGGCCGCCGGTCTCAAGGCGGCGACGCTGCAGGGCAAATCGCTCGACGATGTGCTGAAATCCATGGCGCTGCGTCTGTCCGGCAATGCGCTCGATGCGGCGCTGAAGCCGCTGTCGACCTTGCTGTCGTCATCGGCAAACAGCTTGGCCGGCGGTCTCGGTTCGGTGCTGTCGAGCCTTGTCGGCAGCATCAGTCCCTTCGCCAAGGGCGGAATCGTGCCTTTCGCCGATGGTGGGGTGGTGGCGAGCCCGACCTATTTCCCGCTCGATGGCGGGCTCGGCGTCGCCGGCGAGGCGGGGGCTGAAGCCATCCTGCCGCTCGCCCGTGGCGCGGACGGCCGCCTGGGCGTATCGGGTCAGACCGGCACTGTGGCGGTGACGTTCAACGTCACCACGCCCAATGTCGAGAGCTTCCGACAGTCCGAGGCGCAGGTGACGGCAATGCTAGCCCGCGCCGTCGGACGGGGACGGCGCGGGCTATAGCGCTGAGGCCCAACGAGGAGGGGTGTCAAGCCACGGCGCATTTGGAGGCAGCAACGGCTGCCGTGATTTCATCCTTGAGCAGAGACCGCTGGCGCTTGAGATCGGCGAGGACGGCGGCGCTGGCCGGTTCCTCGAGCGTCTCGATGCGGAAAATGCGCCGGTTGATCTCCTGATAAGCGTTGGCCAGGTCGCAGAACACCGCATCGAACAGCATGAGCTGCTCGATCGTCCCCCAGTGCTGCGGGAGCTCAACGGAAAGCTCGTGCGGGATGCTCATGTTTCTGCCCTCCCTAATCTCAGTCTCCCAAGGCTAACCTTCGTGTCGCAACAAGGCCTTGAGGTGGATCAAAGGGCGTAATCGTGCCCAACACCAACAGGGATTGTTCCTATGTCCGGCTTCCATGAAACCTCGTTCCCGCTGCCGGTGGCGCTTGGTGCAAGCGGTGGTCCGGAACGGCGAACCGACATCGTGACGCTGACCTCGGGACGCGAGCAGCGCAACAGCCGCTGGGCCGACAGCCGCCGGCGCTACGACGCGGCATCCGGCATCAAGACGCTGGACGAACTCCATGCCGTCATTGCCTTTTTCGAGGAGCGACGCGGCCGGCTCTATGGCTTCCGCTTTCGCGACCGGGCCGATGATCGCTCCTCGCCGCCGCTGCAGCCGGTGACGCCGCTCGACCAGCGCATCGGCACCGGTGACGGCGCCAGCAAGGTCTTCCAGCTCACGAAAACCTATGGCAGCGACTTCGCGCCCTACCAGCGCAAGATCGCCAAGCCGGTGCTCGGCAGCGTCGTCGTTGCTGTGGATGGCGCGACTCTCGCGGCCAATACCGTTGCCGTGGATATCGCCACCGGCAAGGTGACGCTGACGACTCCGCCGGCGGCGGGCAAGGCGGTGACGGCCGGATTCCGCTTCGACGTGCCGGTGCGCTTCGATGTCGATCGGCTGACGATCGATCTCGGGCAGTTCAACGCCGGCGCGGTTCCCTCCATTCCTATCGTCGAGATCCTGCCATGAGGGACATTCCCGCCGCCCTGGCCGAACACCTCGCCGGTGAAGCAACCACGCTCGCCCATGCCTGCGTGGTGCGTCTCACCGATGGCACGACATTCGGCTTTACCGATCACGACCGCGAACTGACCGTCGACGGGGTCGCCTGCCGGCCGGACAGCGGCTTCGACGGCAGCGCCGCGACGCGGCATGCCGGCTTCGCTGTGGGCGAAGAGGAGATCGCCGGCGTGCTGAGCGCCGAAGTGATCAGCGAAAACGATCTTGCTGCCGGCCGCTGGGATGGCGCGACGGTGGATGTCTACTGCCTCAACTGGCAAGAGCCGAGCGCCTTCCTGAAGCTCAGAACCGGCCGGCTCGGCGAAGTGGTCCAGCGCGACGGCGCCTTCCGGGCCGAGCTGCGCGGGCCGGCCTATGCGCTGGGACAGACGCGCGGGCGGCTCTACGGACGCTTCTGCGATGCCACGTTTGGCGATGTCCGCTGCGGTGTCGACGTTGGTGCCTGGACGCGCGGCGCCAGCATCGCCGCCGGCTCGGAGACCCGCAGCCTCTGCCTGTCCGGGCTTGACGCCATTGCCGCCGGCTGGCTCGATCGCGGGACCTGCCATTTTGCCGCCGGTGCCCTGGCCGGCGTGACCGCCCGCATCGAGCATCATGCCCGTGATGGCGCCGTGGCACGGCTCGCGCTTCGCCATCCGCTGCCCGCCGTTCCCGAAGTGGGAGCCGCCGTGACCGTGACTGCCGGCTGCGACAAGCAGTTTGCCACCTGCCGCGACCGCTTCGCCAACACCGACAACTTCCGCGGCTTTCCGCACATGCCCGGCCGCGATTTCGTCTTCTCCTTCGCCTCCAACGACAGTGGAACGGGAGTGCTGTTCTGATGACACGCGATCAGCTCGTTCTCGAGGCGCGCAGCTGGGTCGGCACGCCCTATCGTCATCAGGCCTCGCTGAAAGGTGTCGGTTGCGACTGCGCTGGACTGGTGCGCGGCCTGTGGCGCGCCTTCTGCGGCCCCGAACCGCAACCACTGCCGGCCTACAGCCCGGAATGGGCGGAGGTGGGCGGCGTCGATCTCATGCATGAGGCGGCGCGGCGGCATCTCATTGCCATCGACCTGACGGAGGTGGCGCCGGGCGATGTGCTGCTGTTCCGCTGGCGTGACGGGCTGCCGGCCAAGCATGCCGGCATCCTCGTTGCCGAGGGTCGCTTCGTGCATGCCCAGGAAGGCGCGGCGGTGACCGAGGTCCCCCTCGGTCGCTGGTGGCGCGCCCATATGGCTGCTGCCTTCCGCTTCCCCGGCCTCGACACATCCGCAACGTGAGGACCTCATAGCCATGGCGACGCTTCTACTCGCGGCTGCCGGTTCGGCGGCCGGCGGCATCTTCGGCGCGGGTGCCGCGCTGATCGGTCAGGCGGCGGGCGCGCTGGCTGGCGGCGTGCTCGATCAGGCTGTCTTTGGTGCCAGCCGCAACACCGTTGTCGGCAAGCTCGCCGATCTCGACGTGCAGACGTCCAACGAGGGCGCGCCGATCGCCCGCGTGTTCGGCCGCATCCGGCTGGCCGGCGAAGTGATCTGGGCGAGCTCCTTCGAGGAGACCGCCACCACGGAGACCAGCGGCGGCAAGGGTAGCGGCTCGGGCGCGAGTGCGACCACGACGACCTACCGCTATTTTGCCAACTTTGCCGTCGGTGTCTGCGAGGGGCCGATCGCCCACATCGGGCGCATCTGGGCCAACGGCAAGCTGATCGACCGCACGCGGGTCACCATGCGCGTCCATCTCGGTGACGAGGAGCAGGAGCCGGACTCGCTGATCCTTGCGCATGTCTCGCCGGCACCGGCCTATCGCGGCCTTGCCTATGTGGTGTTCGAGCGCCTGCCGCTCGACGATTTCGGCAACACGCTGCCGCAGCTGTCCTTCGAGGTGATCCGTCCGGTCGGGCGGCTCGAACGGCAGCTGCAGGCGGTGACGCTGATCCCGGCGGCCACCGAGTTCGGCTATGCCTCGACGCGGGTTGCGCGCACCGTGTCGCGCGGTGTGACCGAGAGTGAGAACCGCCATGCGGCCATCGCCGACAGCGACATCGAAGCCTCGCTCGACGAACTCACGGCGGTATGCCCCAATCTCAAGTCGGTGGCGCTGGTCGCCACCTGGTTCGGCGATGATCTGCGTGCCGGAAACTGCACTGTCCGGCCGAAGGTCGACTCGTCGGTCAAGACCACCAGCGGCTTGACCTGGCAGGTGAGCGGTGTGAGCCGCAGCGCGGCGCGTCTGGTCAGTCAGGCGAACGGCCGGCCGGCCTATGGCGGTACGCCGACCGATCGCAGCGTCGTCGAGGCAATCGCTGCGCTGAAGGTGCGTGGCCTTGCGGTGACCTTCACGCCCTTCATCATGATGGACATCGCCGCCGGCAACAGCCTGCCGAATCCGGAGGGTGCTGCATCGCAGCCCGCCTATCCCTGGCGTGGCCGCATCACCTGCCATCCGGCAAAATCGTTGGCCGGCTCGCCATGGGGCAGCGCCAGCGCGGCTGCTCAGGTGTCGGCTTTCCTCGGTGCGGCGCAGCCGTCGCAGTTTGTCGTGAGTGGTGGCGATGTGATCTACACCGGCCCGGAAGACTGGGGCTACCGGCGGATGGTGCTCCACTACGCGCGGCTCTGCGCGCTGGCAGGTGGTGTCGAGACCTTCCTGATCGGTTCGGAGCTGCGCGGCCTGACCTCGATCCGCGGTGGAGGCCGCAGCTATCCCTTCGTGGCCGGTCTTCAGACGCTGGCCGCCGAGGTCAAGACCATCCTCGGCTCGGCGACCAAGGTGTCCTACGCGGCCGACTGGAGCGAGTGGTTCGGCGATCAGGCGGCAGACGGCGACTTCGCCTTCCATCTCGATCCGCTGTGGGCCAGCTCGGCGATAGATTTCGTCGGCATCGACGCCTATTTCCCGCTCACCGATTGGCGCGATGGGCAACACGCAGATGCGCTGCTCTACGAAGGTCCGCATGACCGCGCCTATCTCGCGGCCAATGTGGCGGGCGGCGAGGGCTTCGACTGGTATTACGCCAGCGATGCCGACCGGACGGCCGGGGTGCGGACTCCGATCACCGATGGGCTCGGAAAGCCCTGGATCTGGCGCTTCAAGGACCTGAAGGGCTGGTGGTCGAACCGGCATTACGACCGGGTTGGCGGTGCCGAGGTCACGGCGCCGAGCGCCTGGCTGGCCGGGATGAAGCCGATCCGCTTCACCGAACTCGGCTGTCCGGCGGTCGATCGCGGCGCCAACCAGCCGAATGTCTTTCCGGATAGTCAGTCGAGCGAGGGCACGGTGCCTTGGTTCAGCGCCGGTGGACGCGACGATGCGGCCCAGCGCCGCTATCTCGAGGCGATGATCGATCATTTCGATCCGGCGTCGGAGGGCTTCGTCGAGACCAACAATCCACCGTCGCCGCTCGACGGGCGGCGCATGGTCGACATGTCGCGCGCCCACGCCTGGACCTGGGATGCGCGGCCCTATCCCTGGTTCCCGCTGGCGCTCAGCGTCTGGGCCGATGGCGGCAACTGGCAGACCGGGCATTGGCTGAACGGTCGCTTGGGGGCTGCAAGCTTGGCCGAGGTCGTGGAGATGCTGCTCACCGACAGCGGCGTCGACGACGTTGATGCGAGCGGTGTGTCCGCCGTCGTCGATGGTTTGGTGGTGGGCAACCGCGCCAGCACCCGTGATATTCTGGAGCCGCTGGCCGATCTCCTCGAGTTCGATCTCACCGAGACTGCGACCGGGTTGAAGGCCGCCGACCGCAGCTGGCTGCGCCGCGCCGATCTCAGCCTGACCGATCTCGTGACAGTCGACGGCAGCGCCGACATCGAGCGCCGTCGCCTGCAGGACGAGGACATCGTCGGCGAGATCGCCGTGACTTTCCTCGACAGCGATCGCGACGGCCTCAGTGCGGCGGTTGCGGCCCGGCGCGACGGGCAAGCCGGCAGCGAGGACATCGTGCTGCCGGTGATGGCATCGGCCGGGGTGATGGAAGACCTCGCCGACCGGGCGCTGTTGGCGCGCGAAACGGAACGGGACGTCTTCACCTTCCGTCTGCCGCCCAGCCGGATGGAACTCGAGCCCGGCGACATCGTGCGCCTCGATACCGGCGGGAGCGTTGAGACCTTGCGTATCCGCAGCATCTCCGATGCGACGGAGCGGCGCATCGAGGCGGTCAGCGTCGACATCGACAGGGTCGGCCGAAGCGTGTCCAACGGTGGTCTGGGTTCGAATGTCGTTGTGCCGCCGACGACGGTGCCGACCGCCGAGCCCGTGGCCATCGTTCTCGATCTGCCGGCACGGACGCTCGGCGATGACGCGGCGAAGCCTTTCGCAGCTGCGGCCTCGTCGCCATGGCCGGGGCGGGTGGCGGTCCACCGCATTTCCGGCGATAGCGCGACGCTGCTGGCGACACTCGACCGACCGGCGACCATCGGCACGCTGATGGCGCCGCTCGCCCTCGAACGGCTGTGGCTGTTCGAGCGGCATACCGCCATCGACGTGGAACTGGTGCGCGGTACGCTATCGAGCCTCAACGATCTGGCTCTTTTTGATGGCGGCAATCTCGCGGCTGTCGGGTCGATGGAGAGCGGCTGGGAGGTGCTGCAGTTCCGCAATGCCGAGCTGATCGGCGAGCGGCGTTATCGGCTGACCGGTGTGCTGCGTGGCCTCGGCGGGACCGAGAGTATTGCCGCTGACGGACATGCGACCGGTGCCGACTTCGTTCTGCTCGACAACGCCGTCCAGCGCCTGCCGCTGCCGCGCGACCAGATCGGACGGCCGCTATCCCTGCGTGTTGGCGATGCGCGCGCCGGCATCGGCGATGCCGAGCTGGTCGATTTGTCGCTGACGCCCACCGGTGTCGGGCTGCTGCCGTTGGCGCCGGTGCATCTCGAGGCATGGCGGGATGGGGATGACATCCGCCTCTCCTGGATCCGTCGCGTCCGCGCCGACGGTGACGACTTCGACGCCCGCGAGGTGCCGCTCGGCGAAGCGAGCGAGGCCTACGAGATCGAGATCACCGTCGGCACATCGACCCGCACGATGACGGTGACCGACCCCTCGGCGGTCTATGTGGCGGCCGACCAGATCACCGACGCCGGTGCGCTCGTGACCGCCTTTGAGCTGACCGTCGCGCAACTGTCCGAAACCATGGGAGCCGGCCGACCGGCAAGGAGAGTGTTCCATGTCTGAGACGCCGATCCTCGGTCTGCCGCTGATTGCCGCCGCGCAGGCCCAGAAGCACGTCACCCACAACGAGGCGATCGATCTCATCGACCGCCTGATGCTGCTGACGGTCCGCAGCCGGACGCTGACGGCGCCGCCGGCCGATGCCGTGCCGGGGGATCGCTTTGCCGTCGCCTCGGGGGCGAGCGGGGCCTGGACGGGACATGCCGGACAGCTGGCGGTGGCTGAGACTGGTGGCTGGAGCTTCATCACGCCGAAAGCCGGCTGGCTGGCCTTCGTGGCCGATGAGGCGACGCTGGCCGTCTTCCTTGACGGCGCGTGGATCGAACCGCGCCGTCTCGGCATCGGCACCCGGCCCGATGCGATCAACCAGTTCGCCGCAGCGCTGACGGCTGCGCTGTTCACCGATCTTGGCGCCGGTCTGCAGATCAAGGTCAACAAGTCGACGCTCGGCAGCACGGCCTCGCATCTCTTCCAGAGCAGTTGGTCCGGCAGAGCGGAGTTCGGACTGATCGGCGGTGACGACTTCGAGCTGAAGGTGTCACCCGACGGCGGCAGCTGGAAGCGGGTGTTCCGCGTCGATCGCTCCAGCGGCCTTGCCAGCTTCGATGGCGGTGCGGCGCGCGCCAGCTGTGACGTGCTGACCGCGTCGGGCACCTGGACCAAGCCGGATTGGGCGCGCCTCGTCACCATCTGCGCCATCGGCGGCGGCGGTGGCGGCGGTGCCGGGCGCACCGGCGCGGCCGGTAGCCTGCGATATGGCGGGGGAGGTGGCGGTGGCGGCGGATTGATCGTCGAGCAGTTCCTGGCGAGCGAACTCGGGGCGAGCGTCGCCTGCACCGTGGGGATCGGTGGGGCAGGAGCGGCAGCCAACGCGGCGAGCAGCAGCAACGGCGGCAATGGCAGCGCCGGCCTGCCGAGCTACGCCGTCAGCAGTGGCATCGAACTGCTGCGCGCCCTCGGCGGCGAGGGTGGGCTTGGCGGGACCACGAGCGCTGGCGTCGGTGGCAATGGCGGTATCGGCAATGATGGCGCCGGCAATGTCGGTGGCCTCGGCAACGGCGCCTATGGCCTGCCCAATATTGCGACCATGCTGGGGGCGGCGGCGCTACCCGGCGGTGGCGGCGGCGGTGGCTATCTCGATGCGGCGAACGCTTCGATCAACGGCGGTGCCGGTGGCATTGGCGGTCGCAGCCATGGCGACACGCGGCGGGCGGCGGGCGGCACAGGCGGAGCAAGTGGTGCTGCCGGTACGGCCGGCGGTGACAAGACCTGGACGCGCGGGCTCGGTGCCGGTGGTGGTGGCGGTGGATCGGCTGCCGCAGGTGGCGCCGGTGGTGCTCCGGGAGGTGGTGGCGGTGGTGGCGGCGGCGCGACAAATGGCGCGTCGGCCGGTGCTGGCGGTGCCGGTGGCCGCGGCGAGATCCGCATCATCTGCATCGGCTGA